CATTCCCGTAGTTGCCAAATCAGATATTGCCGCAGATGTTTGTGCTGACTTTATCTTTTCTATTTTTTCAACAAGTTGGTCAACTTTGTCAAGATTTATACCGGCCATAGTTGATGAAAATGTCATCATTGCTTGTCCGAGTTTATCTATTGCCATAGCAACAGATAAAAGACCTTTTGAATCTATTGATGCAAATCGATTGAATTTATCTACGGGGTCTCCTCCAAAGAATTTACCAAGTGCATCTCCAAGTCCACCGATAAAACTACCACCACCGAATGCGGCTAATGCACCAGCAATAGCATAGATTCCCATTGCAGCCTTTATCATTTTACTACCGTCAATATCTTGTAGTCTAATGACAGATGTTGTTATTGTTTCAATTACCTTTGCAATGGCCTCACCAACTGTCTTTATTACCCCACCAATACCGTCAAAAAATGCCTTTATACCAGGTGCTGCTGCACCAATTCCTTCGCCAAGAAGTTTGAAAGCATAGCCAAGTCCAATCATTGCAAGAGTAAATACCCCGATACCCAATATTAGTGTTGGATTAACCAGAGCACGCATTGGTTTGAAGAATTCAACTACCGACTCACCCAACATTTTCATTATACTTGGTAATCTTTTGACCGAACTTTCAATTTGAGCAAGCCCCCAAATTGCAGCTGTCAATACACCAATAGAGGCCGCGGCAACTCCAATATCTTCGATGTCTATGTTTTTGAAAAGTTGTAATGATAATCCTAATACACCGAGAGCAGCTGCAACTATAACCATGGCGGCCGCACCCTCTATAAGATCACCTTTTATTTTTGAAATGGCCCAAAGTGCCGCAGTCAACCCTATCAGAGCCAATGCAGCTTTTCCCATATCCTCTTTGTTTACATTTGCAAATTCTTGAAGTGCTTTTGCAGTTACCCATAGTGCCGCGGCAACAACAAGTAGTGCAGCTGCACCTTCTAATAATTTACGAGTGTCTAACTTTTCAAAGAATCCTGATATGCCGCCGCCTTTCTTTGAAGAGCCAACATCGGTTGATGCTAGTTCTTCCACATTTTCTGTTAGATTTTTTGTACCAACCTTACCAACAGCATCACTTGCTTTACCTCCAACTCCCTCGGCGGCGTCAGATACTTGTGATGTCAAGTCGCCGGCCTGTTCTGTAAGACCTTTCATTGCGTCAGAACCGGGTCCTTTTATCATATCAAAGAATCCAGTGATTCCATCTTTTAGACCACCGATTGTATTCTTCACCATAGAAAAACCATCTACGAGCTTTTTACCAACCCATACAGTCGCAATTATTCCTAATAGTGCACCAATCGTCATCAATACAGGTTCTAATGCCTTTGTATTATCAAGAACTGTTAGAAGTTTATCGGCCATTTCTATTAACGGCGTCACTAATTTTGCCATTTTTTCTTGAAGTTTGGTTACCGCATCTGCAAGTTTCTTTTTCGTTTCTTCTGATTCTTTTTCTTTTGCTAAGTTTCTAACATAGTCTTTGTATTGTTGATTTCCACCTTTTGCCAATTCTTTATTCAATTCCTCTGCGTTCATTTCCTGAAGTTCTGTCATTTTTGCTTGGTCGATTCCAAGATTCTTCAGATTCTCTGCATTTGTCAGCATTTTTACCATATCCTCCCTCGTCTTACCGAGAGCTTTAGCCATTGCATCCTGAGCAAGAACATTCATTCCTTGATATTCTTTTAGAGAACCAGCTTGATTTAGTATTTCATCTTGAAGTTTTGCAGTATCTCCTTGTAGGGCATATTGACGTGCCATATCCAAGTTAATATTCTTACCAGTCAAAACTCTAGCTTCCATTTCTTTCCCAAGAGAATCTTCTATTTCAAGCATTCCCATACCAATATTTTGAACTTCTTGAAGAGTTGTTCCTAATAACTTTGCTTTTGATGCGGCTTTTATAAGTTCTTGAGTGCTTCCTTTGAAGCTAGCGGCAACTTGTGGTGGAATCTTTGCCAATGTTTTCAAAGATTCTTTACTTGTCATCAACCCTTTGTTTAGAGTTGATGCTTCCGCAGTAAGTTGACCCATACTCTTACCTGACATAGCTGCCAGATCTTGAATATTTTTGATTTCATCGGCACCGAGACCAAATTCTTTACTGAGGACGGTCGAATCTTTTACAAGTTGTTTTACTTTTTCATCACCCGCGGCAAATTTAGAAGCAAGATCCATTCCACCCATTACTTCCTCTGCCGTTTTGAGACCTTCTGCAACTTCTTTTGAGTTGATACCCACAAGTTTCATTTCGCCAGCAAGGTCTGTTGCAGCATGATGAATTTCCATCGCTTCGTGTTTTGATACTCCCAAGTCTTTACCAAGTTGTGAAACTTCTTCATCAACTTTACTGAATGAGTCAACCAGAAAACCGACGAGTGAAATCAAGACACCAACACCTAATGCTTTCATAAACATTGGTGCCATATTAGTTAAACCTTTTAGACCAGCACCAGCTGCTTTTAGTCCACCAGCTAAACCTTTTTCCCCCCTCACCGCATTAGTTACTTCTAATATAGTTTTACCCAATTTGTCTTTCATTTCACCTTTTAGCTTGTCAAGGTCGAAATAAGATCTTATCCCACCTTTCAAATCCAATTCTGCAAATTTATTGAAAGTATTTAGTGTTTTTGCCGCCTGTTCTGACATTTTTTTCATTTGTTCATTTTGAGATTCCAAAGTATCTAATGCCGCTTGTTGTTGTTTTACCAAAGCAATAGCTTGTTCTTTCTCAATTTCTGTCATTCCAGAATTTTCATCTTGGAGTTCGGCCAATTTTCTTTCTAATAATAGCTTCTGTCTACTCAAATCCACTTCTTGATACTTACCATTTGCCGCATCATCTATTTGAGAAAGTATATCTTTTTCCAATGATGATATATCGGATGTTATGTTTTTACCGTCTTCCAATTCTCGAACATAATCATTTGTTAAGAATTTTTGACTCTTCATTATTAATTCTGATTGTGCGAGTATGTTTGACTGCTGTTCTAATAATTTGTTTGCACCACTAGCTTCTTTTGCAAATCCAGCGGCATTGGAACTAATCTTATTCATCAAATCTTGAGAAAGACTTAGATCTCTATTTGTTTGTCTTTTTAGATCGAGTAATCTTTTTTCAGCTTTTTCAGATTTATCAAATCTCTTCTCGGCTTCTTCTTCTAATTTTGTTTTTTCTTGTTGTAGTTTTTTTAGTTCTTTTTGATTTTTTACAGATTTCTCTTCTAAATCAATAAGTTTTTTTTCCGATATTTCAATTGATGTTTGTAACTTTGCAATTTCTTCCTTATTAGATACGGAATCCTTTTCCAATTGGTTAAGTTTTTCCTGTTTCTTTATAAGTTCCGATGCAGTTTTTGATGCCTGTTCACGTATATCTCTCCCCTTCCGAAGAGCTTGTGATTCCTTTTCGGCTATTTCTGCAAGTTTTTTGGTATCTTGTTCTGCCATATCTTATGACTATCTCATTAGTCTTTTATATTTTTCTCTGTCTTCCGCCGCTTTCTTACAGGCATCTGGGTACTTTTTACAATAATCATCAATATTCTTTTGCATCTTATCATACGATGACCACATATCTTCGATTGACTTTACAATAGTCGGATTTTTCATGAACGCCTTCTTTAGCTTTGCAGCTTTTCTATTTACTATAAAATTTATTATTATGTCTAATAAATCTTGTTTGAATGATGCCATCTATTCCTCCATAAAAAAGTAGGGTTTACATACCTATAAATATGTAAACCCCAAATATTATCTTCTCGGTGGTTGAGAAAAAGTTGGTGCAGAACGTTTTGACTTGTTCATTTCACCCTGTTCCGCCTTATTCCTCGCTTCAATTGCCTTTGAAACTTGTTGTATGTAGTACCGTCTTAGATGAATAGGCAAATCATAAACCTCATTCCAAGTAAAACCACCTTTTCCATAGTAACACAAAGAAAAAATTTCTTCGTGTAATCCCAACTTATAATCAGTTGTTAGGCCAAAAAAAGGAAACATCCATCGGAATGTCTATCTCCTTTACTTCACCAGTTGCATCTGATACAAATGTAAATGTCATATCAAGGTCTGGTGAAATTTCCTTCATATGAGCACGAAGGGCTCTCGAATCAAGTGCAAACAATTCATTATCTACAAAGTTGTTTATAGTTGCTCGACCTGATTCACCATCTACTGCCAGTATAAGATTTTTCAATCTTGTTGTTAGTTCACGGTCTATTCCAGTTCTTACTTGTGTTTTATTCATACCTTTTATTTCGGTTTGAATATCCTTCTCTAACTTATGTGTCATTAGACGGAAAGTGACAACCCGCTTAGACTGCGGTAGTTCAAAGTCGAATTCATTTATTCGACGCTCGAATAGAGAATAATCCACCTCCTTGTGTTCTATTTGAGTCAGGTCAATTGTAACTTTTTGTTTAGTACCCGGAGAAAACGGGTCGTCAATTTCCACCGTATAATCTTTTCCATATCCTAAAATTCTTGCAGCAACCATGATTGCATTCTTATCACCAACATACAAATCACCATAATTGACTGGTGTGACAATAAGTGATTCGAACAACTTATCTAATACCACTCCTTGTTTGATGAGATTTTGTGACGTAAGAATATCTTCTTCCCGTGCAGTCATATACTTCATCTCAATTACACCCTCGGCAAGAGGATGGTCTTCTGGATATAAGAGACCCTTTGATGGGAGTGGTATAATTTCCGTTGGAAAGTTTGATTTCTTAACTGAAGTTTGTTTGTAGTCTGCCATCAAATTGGCTTTGAGTTCTTCGTCGGACATCTCTGCCGCTGTTTTTGGGAGATTATATCCGGTTGGTACTTGTGCCATAACTAAATCCTGTAACTAAATGAAACAATTTGTTCGTATAGATAAATATGTGTTAGAGTAGATTTTCTATCAGAGTTTCAAGAACATAAACTGGATTTTCATTTATATCTGATTCCCAAAACCGGAGGAGGGTGTATCCGTTTGAATAGGCAATTGCAGTTTTCTTTTTATCATTTACCACGTTCTTGGTTTGTTCCTTCATGACAGGGGTTTCGTGTTTGGTTCCAGGTCTGCAGTGCCAGAAGTCTCCGTCTACTTCGATGAGGATGTTCTTACTCGGAATGTAAAAGTCATAGAAGAATCCCGATAACTCGTATTGATAGATACATTCTATACCATGAGATTCTAGCATATCCTGCATTAGACGTTCTGGTTTAGACATTTTACCTGATGTTAGTCTTTCTCTTCGGTTGATGGCAAGTTGTTTTTTCATCTGTTCACGGTGTTCAGGAGATTTTGGTTTACCCTTATGAAACTCCGATATTTTTTTTGATCTTTCTTCATTTTCACTTATTGATCGTTTCAGTAAGTTTGCACGTTCCTCTCCGTATGCAGCGTCATACGAGAGTCCTTTGTTCCATTGTTGAATTTCTCCAGATTGAAATCTTTGTTTTCTAGTTTTAGCCGATTTCTTCGCACCTTCTTGTGAATAAAATCCACCAGTCGTTCGAACATAATGTCCGTGTTTGAAATCATTGAATTTTTGTTCACGATAATCCCACTTTACAATTTCTCCACATCCACATTTACATAATGGGTCTTCACCATTATTGTATATCAGCTTTCTAACAACCTCAGATGAAACTTCGTGTGACTTGCGATAATGGAGAGAAATACTGGTGTAGTTATCGTATTCCTTCTCACATAAATGACATTTGAATGTTTGCATAATGAAAAATCCCTATATTGTTTAGTATCTCTACTAATAAATATAGGGATTTTTTCTCAAACTTACAAACGATTACGTTATTTTGTTCTAAATAATACCACGTAATCGTATTCAATTAGAACTGAAGGATGGCATAGTCGTAACTTAACGTAAGTGAAATTTCAACGAAGTTATCCGTTGACCAATCCATATCACCAAATGTTGTTGCTGTGATAAACGCACCCTTCAGAGTCCACTCTTCAACCTTGTCACCAACTGGGCCAAGAACGTTGAATGTAATGTCCTTCTTATAGAAGTCAGAATAACCATCACGACCTGTTACAGATTCGTGTGACAAACGTACCCACTCCATAACTGCCTGTGCAGCTGATGGTACGATTGGGTCATATAGCTTGATAGTGACATCCTGCCATTCACCTTTACCCTTAACCTTACGTTTCACATTGATGTGGTCAAGTGTGATAGGGTTGAAGTTGATGTTTGGTCTACTTGCGCCTTTGATAAGGTAAGCAGGAACACCTTCGATATACATAATAAACCGATTAGCAAGTTTCGGTTCATACGGGGTAAAGAAAATTTCGGTAGGGTCGAGTAGTTCAGCCATTTATTTCTCCAATGGTTTCATGTACTAAATAAGTATTATATCAATAAATAGGTCTTTGTTTTAAATTTAACTATCATAGTTAAATTTTTTTTGTGTATATTTATACCATATGAACCAAATACAGGAATGTTTATGAATTGCATACAATGTAATACACCGTTTACAAAATCATCATACAGTTCAAAACAACTCTGTTCCAGAAAATGTAACAACGCATACACGAAGAAAATAAACACAATTGAAAAGTTGTGTCCAATGTGTAATAAATACTTCACATCTGACAAAAGGAAAAATAGGATTGTATGTAGTGTTCCATGTGCAAATAAATATCAAAAAACAGAACAGGTTTTGCAAAAGAAACGAGAGTTGACCAAATCTAGTTTGATGGAAAAATATGGCGTTGAACATAATTCACAGATAGAAGGATTCACCAAAAATCGTCAGCAAACGATGATCTCGAAGTATGGTGTGCCACATTTTACAAATAAAGAAAAGGCACAAAAAACACTTATCGAACGATACGGCGATTCCAAGTACAACAACAAAGAAAAGACGAAACAGACGATGAAAGACAAGTATGGTGTAGAATCGTTTTCACAATCACCCCTGTTCAAGAAAAAACTGAAAGAAAAGTATGGTGTTGAACATCCGATGATGATTTTGAAAAATAGGAAATCTGCGTTTTCAAAAGTTATCTCTAAGATAACCACAGTCACGCCATTGTTTGATTTTGATACATATAACGGAGTAAACGGTTCATCCGGTTATCCATTTAGATGTAATACATGTAATAATGAATTTAACGCTAGATTAGACGATGGAAATATTCCAATATGCAGGGTGTGTAATCCAATAATTCATACAAAGTCTAAATGTGAATATGAGATAATAGAGTGGTTAAAAACAGTATACACGGGTGAGATTATACATGGAGACAAATCCGTATTAAATGGTAAAGAAATAGATGTTTATTTACCGACGGAAAATCTTGGCATAGAGTTAAATGGTCTCTATTATCATGGGGAAATTTGTGGTGGAAAAAAGAGAAATTATCACCTCAATAAAACGCAACGTTGTGCCACGCATGGTATAACATTATTACACGTTTTGGACATCGAGTGGATAAATAAAAGAGATATAGTAAAATCTATACTTTTGAATAAGTTGAAGACATTAAAGTTCAAACCACTTAACGGTAGGAACTGTATTATTAAAGAGATTTCTGCTCGTGAATCTAATGAATTTCTGAATAAAAATCATATACAGGGAGAAGATAAGTCATCTGTTAGAATTGGACTATACCACAAAGATACGCTGGTATCTGTATTGACATTCGGAAAAAACAGATTCAGTAAAGAAACTGAATGGGAGATGTATAGATTTTGTAGTGAGACTTATACTCACGTTAGAGGCGGTCTTGATAAAATGTTTTCATACTTTATATCCGCGTACAAACCATCAAGCATACTTACATTCTCAGATAGGAGATATTTTGATGGTAGTGTGTATGGTAGAATCGGGTTTAAATTTGTAGGAGTTACGCCACCGAATTATCACTACTTCAAGATTAATGACCACAAAACCGTATTCGGTTCCAGAAACAAATTTCAAAAACATAAGTTGCCATTTCTACTCGAAACATTTGATTCATCTCTCACCGAATGGGAGAATATGCAACTCAATGGATATGACCGTATATGGGATTGCGGTAGTTCTAAGTGGATATGGTCAATTGGGTGAGTAAAAATAATGAAGTCAGCCCAATGGACCGACTTCATTTAATGCAAAATACTTTATTTTTAGAATGAATAACCGTCCAATAATTTACTTAACACCATTCAAGTATTCAGCAATTTTACGTCCAGTCAGATTAGCAATTGGTGGTTTTTCTATATTTGAGTATAGATATAGGACAGGCTTGACTCCTGACGGGTTTGTTCCATTAAATGCAATTTTCCATCTCGTTTTTTTCGATAATTCCGTCGATTTATTAGATAGTCCCCAAACGCCCTCATCATCATGTGACATACCAACTAAACCAAGTTTCACCGATCTAATTTGCGATCTATTGTAATCTGGCCATTTTTTGGTTGGTTGTCCCATCTTGTCTACCTTATTCATCTTGTCTAACTGTCTGCTTATATCTACTAGTTTATCAAATGGTGACATTATACCACTTAATAGATTGTTTATCTGTTTCGCGTGAGAATCTATATCAGTTATCATACTATTCAGATTAGCGTTAGCTTCACGAATATTAGATAAAACCGATTCGGCCTCTTTAAGCAATTGTTTTCTTGATGATAATTTCATATTCTATTTCCTTTTATAAAATTTGGGGGAGTGTATTTCAACTCCCCCGTTTATTTCATTAGGCACCTGGGAATGCTGCACCTGTTGATTGAATGTTGAAGTCAAGAATAATGAATTCAGCAGTTCTAGCAGGTTGTAGATATAACTGACCATAAAGAATGTTACGGTCGATAATATCAGGTGTGTTATTTGACTCATCCATGATAACGCGGAAGGCATAAAGACCTTGACGTTGTTGGATTGACTCAAGATAAGGAGTAACGATGTTCAAGAATCTTGTTCTCGTTTGTGTTGTGTTTTGTTCGAACACAAGATAACGTGTAGCAGAAGCGATGAACTTCTTAGCTGCAATCAAGAGACGACGAACATTGATACGGTCAAGAGCAGATGGACGACCTTGAAGTGTCTTCTGACCCCATACACATACTCCTGTTGATGGGAATACTGCGATTGGGTTGATACGTGACTCATAAAGTTCATCACGTTCTGCGTGTGTCAGACGTGTCTTCACTTCGATAACTTCTGTAAGACCACCGCGGTTCAAACCGGCAGGAGCGAACCATTCAGCAGAAACACGGTCGTTGAATGCAATAACACCAGGAAGAACTACTGAAGGTGGAACCCATACTGGCTTGTTTCTATCAAAGTCAAGAATCTTGACCCACGGATAGTAAGTACCAGCGTAGTTAGAATCAAATCCTTCGGTTGCTGACTTAGCAGTAGCGATATTATCCGTTATACCTGTCAAGTCCATTACATAGAAAGCATCACCACGGTTTTCACAAACATCCTTCGCATATGTTGTTATTGGTGAGTGAAGTGTGTGAAGAATACCAGGTGTAGCAATCATATTGATGTCAAATTCATCTGGGTTAGATATTGTGTCAATTGCCTTCTTATAAGAAATATAACCGGCGGCAGACGTTGAAGAAATATCAAATCCTTGAGTATTTCCAGATACAATATATGTTCCTGTTTTCTTTTGAAGGTGTGGCTTATGACCATCAAATCCACCTTGAAATGGAACCATAAACTTACGAGTATCAAGTGCGGTATTTGTTGTCAAGTCAATAGATGCACTGTATGAGTTTGAAGAAGCTGGGAAGTTTGCACCCGGTGCTTGCTCATAGTTACCTAGATAGAAATCTGTTCCAGAGCCAGTTGTCTGATTTGCTGCAATTGGAAGTGGTCTTAGATAATTGAAGTTGTCTGTATTTGTAAAATCATAATCGAATCCAAAATAAACTCTTCTATTATATGAACCACCGGTAGTTTGTGAAGTCTTATATGTTGCTGAAGATGGTTGTGTGAATTGAACAGGGATTGGTGAAATAGGGGCACGGAATCCAAATGGAACGAGATTTGGAGATACGCCGCCGTTTGTCACTGCTTCTGTTGTTTCTACACGGATATACTTTGACTTATTAGAGTAATCACCATTTACAACAACTTTACCTTCGTCTGTGATTGTAATATAACGGTCACCGATTACACGAGCGATATAACGTGGTGAATTCGGGTCAAGGTTACACTTGAATTGTTCTACCACATTTGGACGGAGGTCATCATCTTGTGTTGTGAATGGTGTTTGTGGAAGCTTAGATTGATCCACAAAACGAACTACAACATCAAAGTCACCGTACTCAGAACCAGCGATTGTTCCAGCTGGACGAATGTTTGCGATACCAACCTTGACTTCATAGTTAGAATGAATACCGTGAGAAATTGTATGGAACTTGAACAAGTCTTGTGCAAGAGAGCCAACTTTCTGTGAAGTAATCCACGGAGTTGATGCCTCCATATAATCATCTGTAAAGTCCCACGGTGACGAAGCAGAACCAGTCTCAATGAGAACAGTTGTTGCTGGGTCTGCAGCTAGTGAAGCAGATGCCTGCCACTTGAAGTTCACATAATTATAGACCGCATGAGTACCATATGGGGTATATCCATAAAGGTCACCGATAAAAGCAGATGATTCTGGATTTATAGATGAACTATATGGTACACCAGCCTCATTTGTTGCATTTGTAAATGTTGATGTATCTGTTGTGAAACCACCATCAACTGTAATAACGAAGCTACCACTCTTATTTGCGGACAAACTTGAATTTGCAAACAAACTTGTTGAATCTGTATTTGTTACTACGAATGTTGGGTGAAGTAAGGAAATGAGTTTCTTACCCCAGCTACCCGTTGCAACAAGAGCAAT